GTGGTATCTGCCATATTTCACCTTCATGCTGGGACTTGCGTCCATGTTTCTGAATTGTCTGATATTTCTGTCCAAGTCTCTGGCGTATCTGACTCTGCCGTCCAAGTCTCTGCCGTGTCTGCTACTACACTCCACCCGTAGCCAATGATTGTCCCGACCGAGCCAGATGCCTCAACACCAATTATCGCAATAGATACTGCATTTGTAACGCTACCGACTGAGCCAGTACCGCCAACACCAGTAATTGCAACAAAGGAGATTGTCTCTGCCAGCATCGTGCCGACTGAACCAGTTGATGAGTTACCTGTGACAGCAACCGATCTTGATGGTGTAACAGTCCCAGCCGACAAGGTTGCAGAGTTACCAGATACATCAATAGACCTTGATGGCGTAACAGTTCCAACCGACAAGGTTGAAGCGTTACCTGTAACTGCTGGTGATGTATTCGGTGTGAGCGTGCCAACCGATAGGGTTGAAGAGTTACCAGTTATGGCAACGGTTCTGGAGATACCAACCGTTCCGACATTACCTGTGGCAATGTTGCCGTCTTCTTGCTCGGATATGTTTACGCCAAGCGTGCCAATGCCAAGAGTTGACGAGTTGCCACTAATGACAACATTACCGATGCCATAAACACCTAAGCCGTAGTAGCCAGAGCCGTAAGCAGCCATTGCGCTGCCTCTTTATTAAGCGAGTCTGATCAAGCCTGTGCTTGAATCATTTGTCGGCATGGTTAAGGTAAATGTTCCAGCCGTTACGGTCTGTGAACCGAAGGTGTGGACGCTGATTGCCTTATTTGACTGGCTTGAGTTGTAGATCAAAACCGCATCAAAAGCAGTTGATAGAGTCACATTGGAATAAGCGATTGATGCACTTGGAGTCACAAATGCTGTGGTGCTGGTAGAGCTTGGCGCTGTACCAAATGTCACCGTAGCACCGCCAGCCGTGTAGTTAGTACCTGTCACCTCACCAGTAGACGAGTAGGCAGTTGTCGTTGCGTTGACTGTGGCAGACGCAAGGTACAAAGCAGCCTTGAATGTGTCGGCAGTACCTGCTGTGTGAGCTGGTACGCTGGTAGAAAATGCGTGTACAGCGTTGAGTAAATCAACCTTGAAAGATGTACACATTGCTTGCGTGTTAGCCATGATATTTCCCTTAACTTAAAGATTGCGCGACTGCTTCACCAGTCACATTTCGTTTTAAGGTCATATGGACTGAGCGATGCACAAGCTCGCCTTCTAGCCAATATTCCACCCAGTTCGTCGTCTCGTTGTCGGTGTCGATAGAACCTTCTCGCTTCTCTAGCAAGGAGACATCCATCTCGCCTTTTGTTGTGTTCACTAGCATTTATTATCCAAAAGTCTTTGCGCGTGTTTTTAATACACCACCAGTTGAAGAACTACGATTATCTGCTTGCGTGACCTCTTCAAGACCAGCTCGGTACATCGATGCCCATACAGCAATTCTCGCATCATCTTGCAGATAAGGAGCTGCTTGCATAAGAGCACCATACAGATATACATCAGGCGAAGAAGTCAGCAGCCAGTTGGTTGTATTGCTGGTTGATAACTTACTCAACTTTGCGTAATAGATCAACTCACCTGTATAGGCAGCGTCTGGTATTGGAAGATAGCGAAACTGCTGACCAACCACGGTAAAGAATATAGGTTTAGTCGATGTGCGATATGTAACCGCCAGAGTGTCCATTGAGTCGATAGTCTCAAACTGCAATGGTGTGACTGGATTGGTGTCGAGTTTGAAAGACTTAACTTCTAAGAAGTTGTCTGGGACTGCGGAGTATTCGGTAGTGATCGATGCAGTAGCACGCACGATCATCTGTCTGGTGCGTAGATTACGCTCAATCTGAGCCTCTGCCAGAGAGATAAAGTCAGGAATAGCAGTAGTCAGGTCTGAGCGATTAAGCCAGTCCCCGACCGAAGTCTTCAGTTCAGCATAGGTTGTTAACGCCATCTTCAGCCTTTTCTGCTTTCTCAAGATCACGCATCACCCAAGTGTGATCGTGCTTGAATTCAAATGTCCCAATGTGTCCGATTTCCTTCGACACATCGTGGTCAATGTAGATTTTAAAGCCAGCAGCCTGTGCTTTACGGCAAAAGAATACATCCTCTCCAACATACCCACGCTTGTCGGTACGCCAAGGAGTCTCGAACCAAGGTTCACTCAAAGCCTCAAAGACCTTGCGCTTGATGAGCATAACTCCCATGCCAATCGATCCTACTTCCTCGATTCCTGTGGAGTCTGGCATTGTGTAGACCAGTACGCGCTCACCGTTCTCGTCATAACGCTGTGCAGTTGGTCCTGTGGGCATTCTGCGCCTCGCGCAATTCGTTGCCACGATGTCCAAGTCATGCGCCAAGAGTCTCTCGATCATGTCTTGCGGGAAGGTCATGTCTGAGTCCACAAACAAGATATGGGTACAACCTTCAGCCATTGCGTCTAGGCACAGATCAGCACGCTGGGTCTGGATAAGTGTTCCTTGCATAATCTTCAAGGACACGGCATCAGTCGTGTTAATCGTGTGGTGCGCCACCATGTTCACCATACAGAAGGTGAAATTAGCGTGAACCATGTCACGCGCTGGGGTGCATACCGCAATGTAGTTTGGAGTCATAGTTTTCCTGCTCTTGTTCTGAAATATTTGTTTTCTGGGTCATTAAGCCAACGCTTCATGTAGGCTTCGTCTTCTAGCTTGCCTTCAGCCTTGAGCTGGAAGTAGATAGATATCGGGATGCTGGCGACTCTGCTCCACTCGCCCCACCGAGCACGCTCATCAACCTGTGCGTACTCTTGCTTATTCTCTTCAATGATCGCAGTCACATCTTGCTGTGTCTGTATCGTTGCCTGATTCGTTTCATCATCGTAATGAAATGTTCGCGTGATCCCCTGATCAGCGTCTGTACTAAATAGTCTTTTTTCAATCATGTAGAAAAAAAGGGTCTGAGTTTCCCCAAACCCTTCGTTAGTTCAATTAAGAAGTGATCAAGTCAGCAGCAATGCCGTGGGCATTCTCTGCCAATACTTTGTGACCCCACTCAACGATCAACATACGCTTCTCAGCGTCACCAGTCTTTGCCAACTCAATTTGTTGGTAAGGACGCAACATAACCATCTTTGCGTAATCTGGATCGATGATGAAAGCATCACGCTCACGCTGGAAGCGGTTAGGCACGACTTGCACTTGACCGAAGTCAGATACATAGATGTCGGCAGCACCGATGATCGTTGCAGGACGGTCACCACCATTGAGGTTGTAACGGGCTGAAGCGATACCAGAGAAGCCAGACACGCGCTGCTTGTTGACTGGACCAGTCATCAAGATTTTTGGTGTACCGCCAGAAGTCCAAACTTGTTGAATAACATTCTTCAAGATGGTTTCTGTGAAAGTACGCACATTGCCGTCACTACGAGCGCCAGTAGGCACAGTTGTATACGATGGGTTAGCACCGTTAGTCTGCATATCCACATTGGTCTTGATGAAGGCTTGCAATGAAGCAGTACCGCGAGCTGTTGTGGTGTTACCAGCAGCAGCGACAGCACCGTTCAACATTGAGAACTCTTGATCACGCTTCAACTCAGCGCTACGCTTGGCAATTTGGTATGCCAACTCAGAGCGACGACCAGCCTTGTTGACGGTCTCTTCAGTTGCAGACAAGACGATAGTCTTACGGCTGATCTGTGCATAGTTTTGCAAACGCACTGTAGCAGTTACGCTATCGAAAGAAGTCACATCGTCACCTTCGAGCTGCTTGTTAGCTGCTGCGGATGCCAATGTGTCGGTTTGCCACTCAAACAATGAATTGCTGATTGACTCGCGTCCGACATTACTCATGTAAGGAGTCTCTTCGGGAGCGATGTTAGTGATGATGTTGGATAAGTCCTCGCGGATACCCTTCGCATCAAATGTGGTGAATGTGTTGGTTACGATTGCCATTTGAGTGTCCTATTTCAAAAGAAGTTCTATTGCGGAGGCAGCGTCATTGACGCGACCTGACTTTGCAAGACGCTGTTTTGCGCGTGTACTTTCAGTTGTTGTGGAGACGCGACCTGCTGCACTAGGCTTGGCAGTGCGAGGACCGTTGTTGACTACTGGCTTGATCTGCCCACGCTTGGACATCATCTGGTCATAGAGCGCTGCTTTACGCAACGCAATGACAGCTCTGTGGTCATAAACATTCTTGAGTTCATCATCGCTAAATCCGATCTTTTTACCGAATTCGACGAGTAGAGCTTTTTCAGCCTGTGCCTTCTTGGAATCTTTCCACTCAGGTACGGCTTGGATCAGGGCTTCTTGCTGTGTTGCAAGGTGAGCTTGCATTTCCTGTGCTCTTTGTTGCGCTGTAAGCTGAGAAAGTCGCTGCTGCTCAGACTGAATAGCTGCGAGTTTGTCTTGCTTCTGGCGCATCACTTCTGACTGTCTCACCCACTCAATGGGGTCTTCGTTATAAAGACGATCCATATCGATAGGCGCTTCAGTTGACTCAAGTTGCTGCTTCAACGCTCCCAATAACTGGGCGTACTGTTCACGCTCGGCACGAATCGCACTAGCCTCTGCTTCGACAGCCTTACGGGTCTCAGCGATCTGTTGCGTCTTTCGTGTGTAGTCCTGAGTACGCGAATATCCTTTTTGAAGTTCGTCTAGCGTGACCTCGACCTCTTTACCGTCAACTTTGACGGTGTAGACCTCGGCTGGCTGTTCTTCTTCTTCGGTTTCTTCACTTTCTTCAGACTGTTCCTCTCTCGTTTCTTCATTGGATTCGTCGTCTTGCACATCCAACTCTTCATCGACAGAGACCGCGACCTCTGAATTATCTTCTTCAGTCAAACGCGCCTTGTCAGTTTTCTGCTGTTCTCCATCAATAGGCAACATCATCTGATCAAGAGCACTGGCTGCATCAGCCACAGACATAGGGGTTTGGTTTTCCATATCCTTAGTCCTTTACACCAACGACTTTTGTTCACGCTCAATCTGGCGCTGTGCGACTTTTCCGTTATCCATGATCTTGCTGATCTCGGTTCGGAAGTTATCAATCGCACGCAACATATGCCAAGCGTGTTCTCTTTTCACGGTGTCCTCTGGCTTCGTATCTTTCCAAAACCAGACGGCATCGTTCTCCATCTTCAATAAAGCATTTGAGAAAGCCTCGTCAGCTATTAGCGACTCAGCCTTCTTGCCTTTGCGTACATCTTCTTCTTGTTTGCTCACTTAGACCATTCCTTGTGGGTTGATGGGTTGCATTGGTGCTTGCTGTGGCTGCGCCATAGCTTGTTGTACCAATGCACTTTGTTCTTTTACAACCTCTCGGTTGACATTCTGCTCTGCCACGATCTGGGCAGTGCTGATCTGTGTGTTGTACTTTAACTCAAGTTCGTACTGACGAAGTAGTCTATCTTGGTTAAGTTGATCGCGTCTGAAGTCGTCATCTCTGATCATCTTCTGGCGCTGTAATTCAAGATCGGCTGCTTTTTTCTGTATATCAGCCTTGATTGACTCGGCTTGCACCTG